GCGGCGGCGGCGGCGGCGTAGGCGGCGGCGTCGGCGTAGGCGGCGGCGGCGGCGTCGGCGGCGGCGGCGGCGGCGTAGGCGCGACACTCATCCCGAGCAGCCAAAGCGTTCTCGCGCGTAGGATCGGTCTCGCATAAAGAAGCCAACGTCAGAAGTTTCTCCTTTCGCTCTCCTTTCTGGAGGCTTGCCGCAGTGCGCAGTGCCTGCGGTACGCAGGTGCGAATCGCGAGCGTCGCGCAGCGTTTGCCGAATTTCTTTTCGTCAAGCACTCCCGCACTTCCGAGTTGAGCGAGACCCAGACGACGTAGGCCAGCGGTGCGCGCCTTGTTCGATGACCAGTTGGAATCGTTCAGCCGAATCTTGAGTCGGCGCAATCCCTGCGAAACGCAGCCCGGATCATCGCCGTGCGGCAGGCCAAGCGCGAAGCAGACCACGGCTTCAATGCACATCTGCCCCGGCACCGGATTGCCCACACCTTTGACCAGCCCCGCGTCAATGGTGGTCAAGACTTTGCGGGCGACGGTCTCAGTAATCTCGATTTCCATTATGGTCTCCGGTTGATGTGCCACGATCTAATCACAAGCGCTTGCGACTGTCAACAACTTTCGTATTCTTCTTAGGTCAGAGGTTAGCAGTGTGTCGGCGCTGTCGCTTGTGACTGGCCTGACAATGCCAGCTACGCGGAATCTTTGCGCCAGTGAAGAATCGCCGCTGTTCTCGACGAGCGATTCGATCCGCCATGCCGCCTATATCGTCAGCCTTCCATCCATTGCCGACGAGCATTCCCATGATCGTCGCTAGCAGTGCGTCGCGTCCGCTTCTGGTAAACATTCCCATGTCTAAATCTCCCTGTCAGGTCAAAACGCAGTCAGGTACATCGGTCGGCGCTGGTCTGCATTCGGGCAAGTCGCAAAGTGTGAAACATGCCGCTTCAGGTCCAACTGGTGTTCCGCGTCAGTCGGCTTTGTTGTGCCAGCGTCCACCGGCATCTTCTTACCTGCCTTCGTGCGAAACCACACGATAGGAGCGCCGCAGGAACTGCATGGCACCTCGAATGGGTGTTTGCGCGGAATGTCTTCGTTCATACAGTGCTCCGATAATTGTCATAAGCGTAGCAAATCGGTTTTTGCAATCTCGATCATCGCAACGGCTTCCATTACGGTAGTTTTGGAACGCCGCATGCCTGTCCTGACTTCTTCGCCTTCATGACAGAAGTAGCAGACGACTATCCCCTCAGGCACAAGAGTACCGTCATCGATCCCGCGCAGCATGTTCAACAGTAACTCGCGAGGCGTCCACCGATGGCAGTCGTCGCCAGTCAAAGCGCGCCGCTCGCCAATAGATACTGGAGCATCTTTGAAGTCGTCGGTCATGGGCCGTAAGTCTCTGGTCCGCCATCTGCGCCACATTTGACGCAGTAGCCGTTGCGATCAAACCAATGCTCGCAGCCCTGTGGAGGGGATCTGGCCGGATTGGATACCGGCAATGTTTGCCCCTCCACAGGGACCGCGCTGCGCGGGGAAGTTAGGCCACTCAGACCGTCGCGCCTTGCCTGCAGGCTCGTCGCGGGGTTCAAAGCTGGTGGTTTCCCCTGTGGTGTATTCATGGCTACATTCTCGTGCCCGCTGTGACTCAATCATTCCTTCTCATCGCATCGGCAAACTCCCGCCACTGCTCGCGCTGTGTGGATGGATGCGGATCGGGCAGCACTTCAGTGTCGTTGAAGCGCAACGCGCGGCCGATGAATTTCGCCAGTTCGTATATTCCGAAGCCAAGCGACAGCGCAATCGCACTGATGATGTACGCGTAGAAGATCATAACCATGACTCCCAAAAGGCTTCGTCGTTGATCCGTTCATTCAATCTCGACGCCCGCTCAAAATCATCCGGCGTCGGGAAGTCGCTTTCCAGAGTGAATTCGTCGGCAGTCCTTGACGGATCGTCCGGCACTTCTGGATGGTAGCGTTCAGGTTCATTCATGGAAATTCCGCCCTTGCTTGCAAGTCGATTTGGATCCATCCGTTGCCTTTCTTACGGACACCTCGCATCACATCGCGCTCATGGCTTTGAATCTGCGGGATTGGCAGCAGACTCTCTGGGCAGCACACCTCACAGTATCGCCGCGAATACCAGCGCTCACCGATTCTAGGATCATGGAAGATAGCGGTTCCTTCCCCGAGCTTGCGGCATTGGATGGGAAACTTAAGTCCCGCAGCCTGCAATTCCTCGAGATTTTCGTAATTGAAGTTCACGACCCGAAAGTGCTGCTCGTCGGCAGTCTTGATGGAAAAGCAGTTGCCGCGATAATGAGGGATCTCATCATCTGGGCAGACCAGCGTGTGGCTGGTGACAACAGCGGCCTCAAACAATCCTTCAGATTGCATTTTGCATCGCCTCCAGTCGCTCGCCTGCCACGCTCAGCACCGGATACGGCCTCGCATTCAATCTGCGCAGCTCGCGTATTGCACCGATGGTCTCCAGCGTATCGCACAGCTTCTGGAAGCCAGCGATCTGATGGCCGGTGTCCAAGGACATGCTGTCGAGATATTCCTTTATGGCGTCGTCTCGCATTACGTCTGGGTCGGTCATTGGGTAGCTCATTCGATGTAACCCTCCAAAAGTAGAAATTTGCGCGCGGCTACGGCGAGAAGTATAGCGAGCGATAGCCAGTCCAACGCGCCCCCGCCTCCAGACTTAGCTGGAGCCGCAGCAACGGCAGCGGTAACAGCCGTGGCTGCGGGCGTGGGTGTCGGCGCGACTGCCGGCGTGGAAAGCTGCGCCACGACGGGAGTCATGAGATAAGCAGTCGGATACTGCTCGCGAGTATCGATGCCGTTCACTGCTATCTGTCCGCTGTCGTTGATGCCGCTCGCGCTCGTCAGCGTAACGTAGAGCGCAACGGCCGGATCAATCTCAGTATTGAGATCCACCAAAACTCCAGCGTTCCAGATCACGGCGTGAGTAATAACGTTACCCAAGGCGTCGACCGGATCTCCCCCAACGTTTGAGTAACCGACGATCTGCCCTGATGCGTTAATGCTCAGCGCCTCACTCACGCTGCCGCCTAGGGTGCCGAGATCTGTTAAGAGGCCCGAGGTCCAACTCACGGCATGCGTAGTGGTGTCGCCTGGAGATAGATCAGACCAACCCACAATCTCCCCAGCATCATTGACCGCCAGCGCTTCGGTTTGGGTGCCTCCGAGGGAGTTTAAATTAACGGCGGCGCCATTGCCCCAAACGATCGCAGTCTCCAAGCCAGTGCTGTTTGAAAGACCGTACCCTACGATGAGCCCGGTGTTGTTGATTCCTTCGGCTTCGCTAACATCCGCTCCATTGGAAGCTAGCGGCATAGCGCCACCCGCTATCCAAGTCACGGCGTAATTGCTCTGCGTCGCCGAATTATTGACGTAGCCGACCGCTTGTCCGGAATCGTTGATAGCGAGGGCTTCGGCGTCGCTGTCAAATCCGGTATTAGGATTATTCAAAGTGGTGGCAACGCCCTGCGCCCAAGTCAGCGCTTGCGCATCGCTGCTGCCGAAACCAAAACCTGCTGCAACACCCCCAGCATTCACGGCCATCGGAACGCTGTTCAAATTGACTTCTTGAAGTGCGGTGCCGATGCCGGCGCTCCACAGGATAGCTGAGCTGTTGTCGCCGAAATAAGCCTGCCCTACCACTTGCCCAGTATTATTGAGGCCGTAGACGGCCGTACCAGTTGAGCCTGATTCTGGCGACAGCAACTCGGTCATCGTGTATTGCTGGGCGTGCGCGATGCTGGAGAAGAGGGCGAGAAGGAGGGTGCGGGGGCTCATGCCTGCACCGTGAGCGCGAGCAGTTCGGACTTGCGGCGATCGATGATCGCTAGCTTGTCGCAGAATTCCTCGACCACGTTGGCGCGCACCTTGTCGAGCGCTTCCACTTCCTGTGCTACCAGATCCTCGGGCGGTAACGCTGGAAACTCGACCTCGACATGCTCGCTGACTCGGATGTATTCGGGTACGCGGTCGAATGTCTCAGCATCGCAAATACTCAGATAGCCGTGCTCGACGGATTTGTATTGGGCGATTTTCATTTTCCCTCGGCTTTGGCAATGGCGGTGTGGATGGGAAGTAGGTCATCGTCCGGGAACGCAATCGCCGCTTCCGGTCTGGATTGTATCTGTGCGAGCACGGTGCGCAGCGCCACCAGCAGATCCGGCGCGGCGGCGATCAGGCGGCCATTCTCTCGGTTCGACTCATCACCAGCCTGCGCGATCTCGGCGGCGGTGAATGGCGGCTCCAGATCATTCGCTCTGGGTACGTCTCCCAGGATGATCCGCATCGCATCCGCATTGCCGCGCATATAGCCCTCATGCTCGGCGCGGCGACAGGCTCGAACGAAGGCGCGCAGCACGTCGGCGTCGTCCCGAGGTTCGGCAATCGCCAGCATTGCGCTACGCGCGATGTCAGCCAACAACTGCTCGTTTGGCGCAGTCACGGCGCTCATGCTGCGGCCTGCTGAGTGCTCGCCACGGTTTTGTGCATGGTCTTTTTGAACGGTCGGCGCCGCGGCAGCGAGACCGTTACCTCGAATTCCTCCGCAATGTCCGGCGAGCCCCAGATACGCGTACAAGGCTCGCCGTTCCAGGTATCCTCGAACAGCGTGATGCGCTTGCCGATCCAGTTAACAATTTCTTTGCCGAACATTTCCCGGATGCAAAGGCCATTGGTCTTGCAGGCAACCAGCTTTTTTTCGGTGTTCCTGAACGAGATTATCGCCTTGATTTTTTTAGCGCCGTCATCGCCCTGCAATTCCTCGATATCCACATCGCTGATGATGAGCGTGACCTTTTTGCCGAGCAGTTCGGTGGCCTTGATGAAGCGGCCGGGATAGAGTTCGTCGTATACGCTCGGCTTTTTGAGTTTTCGCGGTTCGTCGTTCATGTCATTCTCCTACGAGTCCGAGTGCTTCCACATCATCGTCAGCGCTGCCGTAGGCCCAGGTCGGCAACGACAAATATTCCTCGCGCGGGACTGGCCCTGGCCACGAATCGTCGCGTTCGCATTCCGCGAGCACTTCCAACAGGTGAGCATATTCCTCGCGCCCCTGGTCCAACACGTCGTCAGGTATTTTGTACACGGCGACGGCGTGGGGCGCGGACGACTCGACCACGATCTCAACGAGCGCCGGCCGTATCCCGGTAATCGCCTCGTAGCCATCGGCGTAAAAAGCGAACTGTAGGTGATAGGCCAGCTTCGCGCACTGCGAACCGAATATCCACGGGCGGCAATCGCGCGCCGTCTTGAGCCCGACGATGTACGGCTTGCCCTCGAGCGTCGTCATCCAATCGGCGCGGCCCTTGCACTGGCGCTCGGCTGTCTGCCACAGTAACGTCACCTCCGGGTCGCCGCTGCCCAGATACTTCATCGCCAGTTCATCCCGATGCACCGCGGCCGCGATCTGCTCGCACAGGAACCATTCGTCCGGCGTCAGAATCTTGCGGCCGCGATGCGATTCGCAAAAGGCGTCCCAATGTTGCCCACGGCGAGGTGCCATCGCGCCAGCATCCGTGGTGCGCTCCCACACTGAAAACTCGGCGGCGAAGCGATCCGGCTCCAGCACGGCGATGTGGGCAGCGATGCCAAGGCGCAGAGGGTTGGAGGTCTTCGGGTGCGTCAGTGAGTATTGATAGTGCTGAGGCGAGCGCCGCAGTTCTTTCAAACGCGTAATGCTCACGCCATGGATAGCATCGTAGTCGGCGCGCGGCACTCGCGACTCTATCCGGATGGCTGGCGGGGCCGAATTCACAGCGCCGCAGCCCCAGCCGCATCCGTCTGTGCCCCATTTGCCGCCTTATCATCCACCCGCAACTGCCTCGGATCGGTCAGCGTATCCACGATCACCCAGCCGCTCTTTCCAGCCGCGATCAGGTCGGAATCGCTCGCCGCGCCAATCTTGCACACGGCATCCAGAGCTGCGGCCTGCGTCTTGGCCAGCACCAGCATCGGGCCGTCGCTGCCGTGGAGGATCACTAGATAGTGGCGCGGGGAGGTTGCGCGGGCTTTGCGGGTTTTGGGCACGGCAGCGCCGGTTAACGGGGCGATTGAGGACTTTGCCATTGCTGAAAATCTCCGTATAAGATTGATGATTACTGCGCGACAGCCGACTCTTCGGCCAGCCGCTTCATGTCGGCCAGAGCGCGGTCGTTATTGTCGTAGAAGCGTGCCGGATTGATGTGGTAGCCGCTCTCGTAATAGATCAGCATTGCGGCCAGTTCGGTGTTGTGGAATCGCTCCAGCCTGCGACCGGCCTCACCTGCGAGCGTGACGATCCATCCGGCGCGGCAGTGGGTTTTCTCGCATTTGTGCCAAGTTCCCATGTCGAGCGCTCCCGGCATTGAGACCGCCTCGAAAATTTTCTGGTGGATATTTTCCACGCGCGGAACTGGTGGCGCTCCGATCTCGCCAGCGACTGGCTGAGCGACGAGGCCTTTTTTATCCCATAGATTTGCGATATGCGAGCAGCGCGAGCAGCCCGAGCAGCGCGAGCAGTCCGAGCAGCCAGAGCAGCGCGAGCAGTCCGAGCAGCGCAAGCAGCGCGAGCAGCGCGAGCAGTCCGAGCAGCGCAAGCAGCGCGAGCAGTCCGAGCAGCCAGAGCAGCGCGAGCAGTCCGAGCAGTCCGAGCAGCGCGAGCAGTCCGAGCAGTCCGAGCAGTCCGAGCAGCGCGAGCAGCCCGAGCAGCCCGAGCAGCGCGAGCAGTCCGAGCAGTCCGAGCAGCGCGAGCAGTTTTCACAGTTCTCGCAATCTTTAAGCGAGATCAATGCTTCCTGCGCAGCTTCGGCGGAGCCGAAATATTTATCGTTACAGCGGTTGCCTTTGGAGTCGGTGAACCAGGTCGGTTCGGTTTCTGCTTCGTCGGTCATGATGGGATGGCTCCAGCGCGTGGATTTAACCTGAGCCGAACGCTAACACGAAACGGTGCGCCACGCAACCCCATTGCAACGGCAGCGAGAATGCGGTAGTAATAGCAGGCATGAATATAGTCCAAAGGGCAGCGCGTGATGCCATCCAAAGACACGGCGGAGTCACGAAAGCCTCGCGGGCGCTGCGGATCAATCGCACGGTTTTGCGACTGCTGGCAGATTGCAAGCGCGAGAGCGGGACTACGGAGACACTGCGGCGGCTCGGGCTGAAGTTGGTGCCGGTGGCCGAGACTGAGGCGGAGCTCATGCAGTCGTGAAAAACCCTAACAGGCGGAGACAAATTCTGTGCTGGTGGCGCGCACTGTGGCCGTGACTTATTACGCCTTCCTGATCCAGCGCCCCAACGAGCACACACCCGTGCCGCTGATCATCGCCAGCCGCGATCTGGCCGAAGGGCATCCGCTGCGGGTGTCGGAGATTTGCGTGGTGAGGTTTGAGGAGGTTGACTGCCGCCCCAGTTCGTAGTAGAAGTCTCTATAATAATACGAGAGAGACGAATTGATGCCGGCGCAGCGAATGATGGGCCGACCGCCCAAGGTCAGCAGAGCGGACGTACGCGCCATACGCCGGGCCGTCGCTGCTCGCAAGGCCCTCACTGCTCAAGCCCTGGCCGAGCGACTCGGGCTCTCCTACGGCACCGTGGCGAAGATTGCTGGGGGCTGGAGACCAAAGCGCTTCAGTGGGGAAACTCAGCCATGAGAGCCGTTGGATATGCGCGCCACGCGCGACTTGCCCAGGGCCGAGGTCAGGCATTATGCGCCGCTTCCGCAGGTATAGACCAGAAAAAATCCTAGGCGGCAAACTTGGCCTGAAAGAACTCGATAAATTGACAGGACAAAGTAATGAGCCAGCAAATAGAAACACTTTTAGGGCGCCTCGATCGAGTGAAGCAGACGAAGCCAAGTCGCTGGATGAGTTGCTGTCCGGCTCACGAGGATCGCACGCCAAGCCTGTCGATTCGTGAGACCGATGACGGCAGAATACTGATTCACTGCTTCGCCGGCTGTGAGACGGAAAGCGTTTTGGATGCTGTGGGAATGGAGTTCTGTGATCTGTTTCCAGAGCGCCTGACGGCTGTTTATTTGAAGCCGCTGCGCATCCGCATGAGCGATCGCGAGGCGCTGAGATTGCTCGAGCACGAAATGTGGACCATTGCGTTGCTGGCCGATCAGCCTATGGAACACCAAGGATTCAGCCATGTCGCGCTCGAGCGCATGCGCAGAGCCGGCAGAAGAATCAATGATGTTCTAGCAGCGATTCCGGCATAGCCGATCCTCATGGCCGTCGCTCCGATCGAGCAGCTGCTCAGCCGCGTTGATTCTTTCGCGAGCGAGCCTGCTACCCAAGCTGGGCTGTCGGACGATGAGCTGGCACTGCGATTCAGCAAACGGCATCAGCATGAATTGCGCTACGTGGCTACTTGGGACCGTTGGCTTATCTGGGACGGTAAGCGGTGGGCGCACGACGAGAAGCGCCGAGTTTTCGATCTATCCAGGAGGCTGTGCCGTGATGTTCTGGAAGAACATTTCGTCACCAGGAGCCTGACGGACTCGCAACGCTCTGCATTGCGCAAGCGTTTGGGCTCCGCGCAGACCGTCTACGCCGTCACCAAACTGGCCGGCAGCGATCCGCGGCATTCGGTCGCCGTATCGCAGCTGGATGCAAACCCATGGGTGCTCAACACCCCGAACGGTGAAATGGATCTCAGGACCGGCACATTATCGGCGCACGATCCGGCGAAATTGCACACTAAAATCACCACTGCCGCGATCAGCGGAGCGTGTCCGCTGTTCCTGAACGCTCTAGGGAGAGTCCAGCCGCTGGAAAGCATTCGAGCCTACGTGCAGCGCCTGTTTGGGTATGGGATGACAGGCTCTAGCCGAGATCATGCGCTGTCATTTTGGTGGGGGAGCGGCAGAAACGGCAAAGGCACTCTCGCCCACGCTTTCCGTCGCGCTCTCGGCGACTACGGCTTGGAGGTCGGCGCCGAGCTATTTATGGAGACGCACCACGATCGGCATCCGACCGAGATAGCCGTACTGCGTGGCGCGCGCTTCGTCGTCGCGTCAGAGATAGACACCGGTAGGCGTTGGAATGAGGCCAGATTGAAGCGCTTGACGGGCGGGGATCCGATCAGCGCGCGCTATATCGGCAAGGATCTTTTTGAGTTCGAACCGTCTCACAGCCTGTTGATTATCGGAAATACCAAGCCTGGGCTGAGATCGGTCGATGAGGCCATGCGGGCTCGTATGCACCTAGTGGAGTTCGACGTGACAGTACCGGAAGCGGAGCGAGATACGGCACTCTCGGAGAAGCTTGAGGCCGAATACGGGGGGATCCTGGCTTGGGCCTTAGTTGGGTGCCAAGAATGGCAAAAGACCGGCCTGGCACCGCCTGCGGAGATTCTGCTGTCAACCAGCACTTACCTTGAGGCTGAGGATTCGGTCGAGCAGTGGATCAATGAATGCTGCGAGCGCACAGGAATGATAAAACTTGGCCCAGCGCATGGCTCCTACCGGGAGTGGTGTGAGAAAAATGCCGCAGCGTCGCTAGGACGCAACGCTTTCGCAGACCAACTAATCTCACATGGATTCAAACGGTCGATGGACGTTCGCGGTAAAGTCATTGTTTTTAATGGAATATCCTTGCGCGATTACACGATTTCTCGCGAGCCTGGAGAGGACGACCAAACCGATTGGGAACGATATAACTAATGTGCATAAGCTTATGTGCCGGGTTTGCCGGGATCCTACCTGTTCCCCCGTATAGCGCACGCGCGCGCGCGATACGGTGCGATGGGTTGAAATCCGGCAAACCCGGCAGGTGGATTTGGTAATGACTCTCAACCGCTATGCCAAACGCCGGGACGCCAATCACCGCGAGATTATTGATGCGCTGCGGCAGGCTGGATGCGACGTCGAGGAGCCTGACGTGTGTGATGCCCTTGTCGGGCGTGCCGGTCGAAACTACATGTTGGAGGTGAAGGTGCCCGGTTATGCTGAGTCGGCGTTGAAACCGCGCCAGAAACGCCTCAGAGCCACTTGGCGCGGGCAGTATGCCATCGTCACCACGATAGCTGAGGCCCTCGCCGCGGTCGGCCTGTGAGGCGCCGCGGCCTGCGCGTTAAAGTTATCCGCGCGCCCGAGCGCGATGCAAAGACTGCTCCTCGACGTCATCGAAGTCGTATCCGCCGATCCGTGACGCTTGGACAACAAGTTGTGAATATTCTTTGTAATCAATTAGTTAAGCCTAAATACACGTAACATACTGATTACATTGAATTGTTCACCACGGCGAAACTACGCATAATGTATATTATGTAAAACGGACTAGCGCCCCTAGCTATCCGAGCTTGCGCGAGTAACTTCGTGTGCTATGCTCCGCGCATGCCAAGCGAACGCAAAGTGATTGCACTGCGGCTCGAGGACGATCTACACCAGGAGCTCGCCGTAATAGCGCAGCGTGAGGTGCGGCCGCTGGCGAACCTAGTGGTTGTGCTGGTGCGAGCTGGGCTGCGGGACTACCGCGAGCGCCACGCACAGCCAGCGACGGCTGAGGCTTAACCCCATGGTATTTCTCCTAAACCATCCGTCGACTCTCCCCACGATTTCGACCCCTCCCAGCCCCCCTTTTGGCCAGGTCGGAGTCCCAGGTACTGCCGGGTGCGCCCCCCTTCAACGCAATCCAAATATTCCGGCACGATTGTTGCGGCGCAATAATCCCTGCGTAATCTCCCGCGGCCCGTTCATGCGCTCGCTGGCCGATGTCGTTACCGGCGCAGTCGTGATCAGGTTAGCCTGATGGCCGGCCGTCCTAAAGCCCGCGCCCAACGCGCCGCCGAGGAAGCCGAGCGGGCTCAGGCGCTGCTGGCGACGATGAATGATGCCAGCCGTAACGCAACGCTGCGGGCGAGTGCGAGACAGGCGCTGGCAGAGATCAACATAGGCGGCATGGCGGCTCCCCGGCGCCCGACCGATGACCGCGTGCTGCTCGCCCAGTGGTGGCGCGATCAGATGGCTGAGATCGAGCGCACGGGATCGGCGCGCCGCGAACTGCTTGCCACAGATGGCAAGCACCCGTCTGCGACATTCGCGCGCCAGGCCAAGGCGTTCGGAGCTCTGGGCATACCGCGCGATGTGGTGGCCGTGCTGCTGGAGATGAGCGAGGCCGACTTGGGTTTATATTACGGCAACGAATACGCGGTCGGATCGGCCGAGGTGGTATCGCAGGTCTCGGCGAATCTGCTGCGCATCGCGACCTCTACGAACGATCGCGTTGCGGTGAAAGCTGCGGTCGAAGTGATGAACCGCCGCGGCGGGGAGGAGTGGCGAGCGCCTGCGCAGAAACTGGAGGTCACGGATGATCGCAGTGGTAAGGGTAATTTGATTGACTCCAGTAAGATGTCCTGGCAGGACCGCCAGCTGATGCGTGGTGTGCTCGAGCGAGCGTTGCTCCGGCCGGTAGAGGGTGAGATGGTGGGCACTGGCGTGGTGCCGTTGATTGAGGGCGGCGTGGAGGGGGAGCAATAATGGCGACCGAACTGCGCATACCGATAGTCACTGTTTTCGCCTACAACAGCATCGGGCAGGCGCTGGAGATAGCTAACCAGACTGTCGAGGAGACGCTCGTTGCGGAAATCAGAATCATGGGCCCTGGATTTACGCCCGCAGAGAAAGCTGTGGCGTGGATCGTTATACCTGCCGATAGGCCATTAGTGAGGAAGGATACATTGCATAATCTGACTGATTATCTGAACGGTCTCGGTGTGCCGGAAGCGACATGAACCTGCTAAACAAAGCGATGACGCGCAACGCGAAGGCTGGCGGTGATGGCGTAGCGCTGAGCAGTACAGCGCATCCAGTATCCATCGACTTGAGCCCGGACTCACTGGAAACCATCGACATCGAAGTTCCCGAGCGCCCAGTGCTGCCGCCCGGAACAATTCAGTACGACACGCTGCCAATCAGTGCCGACCTGTGCGCCGCATCGCTCGCGTGGGCCGTTGAGCAACTCAAACCGAACGGCGTGAGTTGTGATCTATGGGTGTCGCAAATCTACTGGGAGGATAATATCGGCGCTCTCGCGCTTCAGTATTGCCCAAAGGATTACATCGTCAGCCGTGTCCGCGTCGAGCAGTCTCTTCGCACTCACGAATGGTTTCTCGAGTGTGGCGATGGACGTAGGGTGGGGAGTAATCCGCAGTTGACGGTGTAATCGTGGAAGTGGACGTTCCGGGCGATCTTGCGCTGATTGGTACTAAGGCCCGGAACCTCCGCGAGATCAAGCGCGTTAGCTTTATCGACGGTCCAGCCAAGCTACGCGAGTGGGCTGATCAACTGGAGAAGATTCCGACCGTCAAGACCGTCGTGCTGGTGATCGGCTACCCAACCGGTCATGTCGCGGTGCGTGGCGCGGGTGAGCGTTCGAGTTGCCTTGAGTTGGCGGGCTGGCTCTCGCGCGGCGTGACCGCGCTCAACGAGCGGCTCAATATGGATGATGCAGGTTACGCGGGTCCGATTCCGCCGAGTGCGGCGTAAATAACAGGGATTGGTGCCCGCAGTCTCGACTGCTGATAAATCGGTTGAATCGGCGACGAGGTTTCGAGAAACTGTCGGCGTGAGTTTCAACCCCCAAGAATTCGATCCCCGCAGCGTCGATGTCGATGCGCAGCTCGCGGACATCGACCGCGCCGATTGCGAGGATTCGCTTTACCTATTCCTGCGCTCAGCGTGGCGCATCTTCGATTCCGCGCCTTGGGTAGAGGGCTGGTGCGTTGAGGCAATCGCCGAGCACTTGCAAGCTGTTATCGATGGCCAGATCAAGCGGCTTATTATAAATATTCCGCCGCGTTGCCAAAAATCTAGCCTTTGCTCAGTCGCCCTACCAGCGTGGGTCTGGGCTCAACAAAATATTTCGCATACAAGCGGTCCAGGCGTTTCATTTCTGTACGCATCGTTCAAAGACAGCCTGTCTCTGCGTGACTCGCGTCACTGCCGCAAAGTCATAGAGTCGAAATGGTATTCGCAAAAGTGGGGCGACAGGTTCTCCTTAGAGGTGGATCAAAATACCAAGGAAAGGTTCGTCAACGACAAAGGGGGCTATCGGCTAATAACTTCGATTGACTCGAAGGGTGCAACTGGAGACGGCTCAAACGTAATTTTGATCGATGACGGAAATTCTGCGCGGGAGGTTGAGTCGGAAGCTGTTATTGATGGAACTATCGACTGGCTCGAAGGAACGTTGGGGACGCGCTTAAACAATCAAAAGCTAGGCGCGATCATTAATATCCAGCAGCGCCTTGGCGAACGCGACATCACGGGGCATTTACTTTCGAGAAACAAAGGCGAATGGACGACGCTAGTATTACCGATGCGTTTCGAGGCGTGGCGCAAAAGTTACGTGTCTCCGATTGGCTGGAGTGATCCGAGAAACGCCGAGGGCGAGCTGCTCTGGCCGGAGCGATTTGGCGAAGAAGAAGTCAAAGGCCTTGAGTCGTGGATGGGACCATGGCGCGCATGTGGCCAGTTGCAACAACGGCCTGAGCCAAAAGGCGGCGGAATAATCAAGCGAGATTTTTGGAAATTATGGGAGCCAGATTCGTTTCCGCCCATGGATTTTATTTTAGCGTGTCTCGATAGCGCGTTTACCTCGAATCAGGAAAATGATCCGAGCGGTATGATCGTGTGGGGAATATTTTCTGGTGACGTTAACGCGCAGACCACGCGCATCGTGGGGCCGAATGGCGAGTTGATGATCCCTAGTTCGACGTACTCGGAGTTCGCGCCGCATGTCATGGCCATGTGGGCATGGACCGAGCATTTGGAGTTCCACGAACTGGTAGAGAAGGTCGCTAAGACCTGCGTCAAGATGAAAGTTGACACGCTTCTGATTGAGAACAAGGCTTCTGGTATTTCGGTCGCGCAAGAAATTCAGCGCCTGTATAGTCGCGAAAAATTTGGAGTCGAATTGTTCGATCCCAAAAGCCAGGACAAAATGGCACGCCTGTACAGCGTCCAGCACCTATTCGCTGAAGGCATTATCTATGCCCCGGAACGTCCCTGGATGGATCAAGTCATAGTTCAAGCGGCGATGTTTCCCCGCGCCGCACACGATGAATTTGTCGACTTGATCTCAATGGGGCTGCGCAAACTTCGAGATATGGGGTTGCTGGTTCGCCAAGCAGAACGCGAGGCCGAGGTAGAAGAGGACCGCCAATATCGTGGTCGCGAGGAGCCTTTGTACGCCGTCTAGCTTGACAACCGCTAGGGTTTCTGCTCTTACTTGCGGTATGATTGGCCGCGTACTGGCCCGAAGAGGATCCGATGTCCTGGTTTTTCCTAGCGATAGCGATCTGGTCGACCTACACGCTGCTGGCCGATTGGAAGCGATGATCCTCTCGCCGCAGAATGCCGCGCCGAGGTGTACGTGCACGGTCGATCTGCTGTCGCGCGTGTTCAGGCCGTACAATTTTCTGGTGACGGTTCGCGGCGAGCCGCCGCATGCGTTTATCCGGCAATACAAGATTGCGGCGCCTACCGATGACGAGGCCGCAGCATGCGCACTACAGTTATTCGTCAAGGAATTCATGCCTGCGGTGATTCGAAATGAGGTGGCGCCGCTGGCGCCGAGGGCGAAACTCGATGGGTGACTGGCCGCGATATCGGATTGAGTTGAACGCGGACGAGTGGCGGCGGATTCGGCAGCAGCGGTGGCTCATGGCGAGACTATGGCAGGACTAGCCCCCAACCAATCCCTGCGCCTGGTGCCTCCCTCAGACCCAGCGCAACCCGAAGCTGCCGACGTCCAAGTCGAGATCGCGAATAGCGATGACGCTCCAGTCATCGACGGCAAAAATAACATCGTCCGCATCGATCACGGCGACGGTTCGGTCACAGTCTCGCTCGACGGCAAGCCGCTGGGTGGACCCGCTGAGCCTGCCAAACCGGCTGAATGGTTCGACAATCTCGCCGAACGCATCGACAAGGACGAATTATCCAGGATCACTGAGGATCTCTTGCGCGGAGTCCAAGAAGACCTCGACTCGCGCGATGAATGGATCAAGGATCGCGCGCTGGGAATAAAGCTGCTGGGGCTTAAAATCGAACTGCCGAACGTTCAGGGCGCGAGTGACGGGGCGCCGGTGGAGGGCATGAGCAAGGTACGCCACCCTCTGCTACTCGAAGCCGTGGTGCGATTCAACGCTAACGCACGCAGCGAATTCCTGCCGACGGATGGGCCGGTCAAGATCAAAAACGATTCGACTTCACCCGGCATCGATAGCGATCAGTTGGCGAATGCTCTTGAGCAGGACATGAACCACTACTTGACCGCAGTGGCGACCGAGTATTACCCGGACACCGATCGCATGCTGCTGATGGCCGGCTTCGGCGGCGACGGCTTCAAGAAAGTCTACAAGTGCCCGCTGCGAAATCGCCCGGTCTCTGAGTCTGTGGATGCCGATGACCTGATCGTCAACAATTCCGCGACCGATCTGGCGAATGCCCAGCGTGTCACACACCGCTCGATGATGAAGCCCTCGACCGTCAGGCGCATGCAGATACTGGGGGTCTATCGCGATATCACGCTCGGTGATGCCGTGACGCCGCAGTCCGATTCGCTGAAGGAGGAGGAGCGAGCACAGCAGGGCATCACCGTCAGCGGCATGCTGCGCCCCGAGGATCGTGAGCGCGAGATTTACGAGACCTATTGCGAGCTTGATATTGCAGGTTTCGAGCATCAACACAATAAGAAGGCATCAGGGCTTGCGGTTCCGTACGTCGTCACGATCGATAAGTCCTCGCGCGAGACGCTCGCGGTAGTGCGTAACTTTGGAGAGAACGACGACCCGCTGCCGATAGCGCGCAAACGATTCGTCAAATACCCGTTCGTCCCCGGCCTTGGCTTCTACGACATCGGGCTCGTGCATATCCTGGGCAACACCACCAATGCGGTGACCGCAGCTTGGCGCGAGATGCTCGACTGCGGCATGTTCGCGAATTTTCCGGGGTTTTTGATGGCCGATGGCGGAGGGCGGCAGAACACCAACATTTTCCGCGTGCCCCCAGGAGGCGGCGCGCCGATCAAGACCAATGGGCAGCCGATTCGGGACGCCGTGATGCCGCTGCCGTACTCGACGCAGGGCATGGCGGCGCTGATGGCGCTGGTCGAGAACATGGCCGAGACCGGGCGGCGCATTGGCGGCACCGCTGAGGTTCAGGTCGGCGAGGGTCGCGCCGATGTGCCGGTTGGTACGGTGATGGCGATGATCGATCAGGCGATCAAAGTCATGAACGCCGTCCACAAGCGCATGCACAGCGCGCAGGCCGAGGAATTTCAGCTGCTCAAACAGCTGTTTCGCGAGGATCCGGAATCATTTTACTGCCGCGGTTGCAAGTCAAAGACGGTTTGGGACAAGCAGAAGTTTTTAGCTGCACTGGATAATTGTGATCTGGTGCCTCAGGCCGATCCGAACACCAGTTCGAGCGGCCAGCGGATGCTCAAGATTATGGGCCTCATGCAGCTGCAGGGTCAGGCGCCAACGCTATATGATCCGATCAAAATCCATACGGCCGCACTTGCCGCGATGGGGTGGAGTAATCCGGAAGAATTCTTCGTGCCGCCTGCGGCTCGCGCAAATCCGCCTCCACAACTGGTGCAGATGCAGGCGACGATGGCCAACGAAAAAGCCGCCGCAGATGCGAAAACCACGGAGGCCAGCGCGCGCGCTACGGAGGCGAACGCAAGGGCCGCCGAGGTTCAAGCGAAGGCATCCCAGGGGGCGTTCGCGCCAAAGCAGGAAGGCGTCGCTGCTGGCGCGCCTGCAGAGCCGCCGGAGTCGGTGCTCGATATCGCGAGCGCGCAGGCGAAGTTACTCGACGCCCATACCCGCGAGCGCGAAGTCGGATTGAAGGCGCAGGATCAGGCGACGGAAAATCAGAATCGAGATCAGGACCGCGTGGCGCGCGAGCGTGATGCGGCGATAGGGCTCGCCAAAGAAGTCATCCAAGACCCCAAGGATGCGTCCAGCGCGGGGCGCAAGGCCACGGGAATTATGGGAACGATTAATAAATGGCTGGGAGGTGTGGAGTGAAGTCTAGAGCTGCGCCGGAGATTTTCGAAGACACAGACCAAGCGTGGATTCAGGCGTTCCTGACGAGTCACGGCGTTACATGGGAGACCGGACCGCCGATGCGGTATGATCAGTTCGGAAACGATTACGTTGAATTGCTGCTCTTCGGGCCGGTTCCATATTCGGCCATCACACACCACCAACCGGTGACATATGCGCGGACTGTCGAGCAAGCCAAGGCCGAATATCAGAGAGTGTTGCTTGGTTATCTAGGCGAAAATCGCCATGTCGTCTGGCGAATAGAGCCTGAAATTTCAGGCGTGGGTAAACCACCTCGCGAGTTTCCATTATTCGCCGTGTATTCTCGGCTGACGGCCTATCCGTCAAGAATCCCAAACTCACCCCGCGCCCAGCAGGATTTCCCAAACGACACCAACGGCGTAGATTCGGCGGCACAATGATCGCGAGGCCCGCATGAGCACAATGTCCGAGGAAGCCCGCTCTAAGGCTAAGTCAAAGGTCGAACGCCTCGTTCGCTCCGACCCTCACGCGCGCGTCGACGCATCAAACTACGCCCCAGACGGCCCGATGGACGCGGGAGTGCAGACCGGCGAACGCCCCATCTCTCGCCGCCAATTCAAACGCGGTGGCAAAGTTGCCGGCGAATCCGCTCCTGCCCGCGCCGATCGCAAACCACGCGCCAACGGCGGCCGCGCCCTCACGGCCGACTCCCTGATCAACCGCGACGTCAAGGCAGCCAATGAGCAACGCGACGGCACCAAACACGTCGGCGGCTTCAAAAAAGGCGGCCGCGCTCACAAGGACATGGGTGGTCTGGCGCTCCCGAACTGGGCTGATGCCGTGTCGCGCAAGTCTGGCGGCCGCATCGGCAAGATGATCGGCGGCGCGATGAGCCCGCAGGATCGCATGGGGCTGCAGCAGCGCGCGACGATTCCGCCAGCCACGGATCCGCGCGTGGCGCGTCCGGGAATGGCCGGCGCGCCGCAGCGTCCCGGGATTCGACCCGGCGTCATGATGCGCAAGGACGGCGGCAAGGTTCACGGTCCGAGCTGCGCCTGTGCGAAGTGCGGCGGTGGGCGTGTCGGCAAGAAAGGCGGCGGCGCGATCAACGACGGCACGCGGCCGGTTGCTGGTCGACTCGCACGCAAAGGCGGCGGTCGCGCCAAAAAAGGCACTAACGTCAACATCATCATCACGCAGCCACAGCCGAAGCCGGCGATGCCGATGCCACCTGCGGGTATACGGCCACCGGGAGCGCCGCCGGTGGGGATGGGTCAGGGCATGCCTCCCGCAGGAACCGCGCCGATGCCGCCCCCGGGCGCACAGGCCATCCCACCAGCTGGACCGCTGATGCAGCGAGCAACTGGCGGACGCGCCAACGACGGCAAACTCGCAAAGCCAGGTGCGTATCCGATTGATGCTGGCGCAGGGGGCGGACTTGGGCGACTGGAGAAGGCTGAGCGCGCGGCGCGGGGCTAACCGGCGCGCGGCATGCTTAGCGCCGGTAGCAGCCGATTCGAGATCGAGCTGAAAAAACGTCTGACTCAAGAAATCGAAAAGTTGACGCTTGAACTTGCTCTCGGCATGGCCGTGAAGGACTACGCTCAGTATCAAAACTATGTCGGTCGGCTCACCATGCTCAACGCCGTCGTCGATCAATACTGCGGCGAAGTAGAAACCAAACTCAACCAGGAATGACGATGCCAGCCACAGCCATCAAGCCAGCAGAATATGATCCGAAGCGCGAAATCCTCGATAAACTCGGCGATTTATCGCATGTGGAGATCGCGCAGAACGAGGTTTTGCTCGCGATTTACATGCGTCCGGAAAAAACCGCCGGCGGTATCGTGCTCACGCACAACAATCGCAAGGAAGATCGATACCAGGGCAAGGTCGGGCTGGTCGTCAAGATCGGTGAAGCGTGCAAATTCGTGCGCCACGATGACCATGCAGGCGTGCATTACGGCCTGGATATCCAATTGCACGACTGGGTAGTTGTGCGAGCCTCAGACACGTGGACGCTGGACATCAATAGCGACCCGCGAGCGCTGAGTTTGGAAGATTTTGTGCCCTGTCGGCTCGTTTACGATGATCAAATTCGAATGCGCGTACCTCAGCCAGGGATGATTTGGTAGCCATGAGCACTCCCACCGACGAAATCACCCTCGACATCGACGCTCTCGATGCTGCTGCGGGCAAAAAACCGACCGACAAGCCCAATGGCGCAGATTCCGAGCCCACGGTCGTTGTCGATGCTGATTTGGCATCAAAAAACGGCGATGCACCGGTCCTAACGCCAGAAGCCGGTGTTGATAAGCTCAAAAAACAGCTAGAAAACGAGCGCAATGCACGCATTGCGGCCGAAGCGCGCGCCAATGAGTCAGCGCAGGCCGAGGCGCGCGCCCGCGGTGAGGTTCAGACCAGTCAATTGGACCTCATCAAGGGTGCAATCGATCAGACCACCCAGCAGATCGACGTTCTGGAGAACCAATACGCTGATGCGATGGCAGCGCAGGACTTTAAGGCTGCTGCGAAGGCGCAGCGCGAGATGTCTACGAAATCCGCCGCGCTCGCGCAGATGGAGGCACACAAGAACCGCCTCGAAAACGCGCCGAAGCCCACGGCGCGCGCCCCGGCAGACCCAGTCGAGCAGTGGGTGGCCAGCATCGGCCCGAAATTTCCGCGCAGTCAGGAATGGATTCGCGCGCACCCGGAGTTCGTGCGCGATCCACACAAACAGCGCCAGATGATGGCTGCTCACGAACTCGCTGTAGCCCGCGGCAATCAGGCCGATACGGACGGCTATTTCGCGTCGATTGAAAAGACGCTGGATCTTACTGCGCCCGCAATTGTTGTGCCCCCACACGCCGATGATCCAGAAACGCCAATGGCGGACGCTGCCGCTCGCCCAACTGGAGGGCGCAGCAGCGCGCCGGCCGCCGCTCCAGTCAGTCGGAGCGGAAATGGCGCGAGTGGAAAGCGACCAGGGGCTGCAACGCTTGGGCCACTGCAACAGGAAATGGCAAAAAATATGTTCCCAGAGTGCAAAACCGACATTGAAGCGTTTCAAAAATATGCGAACAACATGACGCCCGAAGAGCGCAAGAGGCCACCGCAATGAGCACTGAAACACCGATCCCGCAGCGCCGTCCGGGTCCGCACGCGCCATTGCCAAATGCTGGTGTGAGCGCCGCAGTTTCGGAAACGCTTGCTGGCGTCGCGCATGATCCGGAATCTACTACTACTACCGCTAGCACTGCCAAAGCCGCTGATACGCGCGAGGAAGACCCGCGCGCCCGCGCTGCGCGGCGAATGCTCGAGGCGCGTGAGCATGGGTCGCTCGATGAAGGCACGGACAAGTTCTACATCGACCCGCGTATCATTCCAGACGGTTGGTCGTACGAGTGGCGCACCCACACGATTCTGGGAAAAGAAGACCCGTCGTACGCCGTCAATCTGGCTCGAAAGTTCTGGGAAGCAGTACCACGCAAACGGCATCCGGAACTGATGCCAGCCAACTATACTGGCGAGACGATTCTGCGAGAGGGTATGATGCTGATGGAGCGGCCGAAGGAAATGACCGATGAGGCCAGGGCCAAAGATTATCGCAACGCGCGCGATCAGGTTCGGGCGAAAGAGACGCAGCTGGGGGCCGCGCCGCCGGGGCAGTTCGAACGCGACAATAAAGGCACGCCGCTGGCGAGT